AACACTGGCGAGATACTTGACTTTGACCTGCGCGATTGTCGCAGATGTGAGAACCCAAGCTTCGGGGTACAAGCACCATCAGTGCCTAATCCCTATTACAACATATAAGGAGAATAGAATATGCTAGGTAAAGACGTATCAAAGAATATGCGCGAGTTGGCGATGGACAACAAGAAGAAGGGCAAGGAGCGCGGAGCAGGAGGCAAGCCTCGCTCACGTCAGCAGATGATTGCGATAGCACTGTCAGCAGCAGGCAAGAGCAACAAATCGCCACGCAAGTTTCGGATGCGGTCAGGCTCGTAATGCTGGTCGAGTCTAAGGCTAGGCTCAAGTGGGGGCGCGACATCCTTCTCACGGCACGCGACAAGCTTGCAGTAGAGAGGGATCGCGCTTCTCACGGTCACGCAATAGATATTATTAGGATCATTGCGATGGTCGATGCGGTGGTTTTGATAGCGAAGGAGATATTGGAGGAAGAAAAAGGATTGACGCAGTAAAGCGGAACAATAGAAAGGAACACTAATGAACGTAATTAAGGAATGGATTCTTGTAGGAGCAGGGCTGGCGATAGGAAAGCTTCTTGTTGCCATTGCGGTCATCACAGTAGTCACAGCTATCCTTGCTGTGTTCTTTATTATAGAGGAGAAAACCAAATGAAACTCTGGACAAATAACTCAAACTCAATTCACAAAGTCGATGACAATATGCTCTACCCGCGCACCACCTATATGTTGCCTGATGAGTTGACTGGACCAACTTGGGAGGATTCAATCCCTTGCCCGCACGAGATCAAGCCGTACTACAAAGGCCGTGCTGCTGGTGGTGCAACAGCCGTCTACCGCGCTGGTGCAATTGGTGATGCAATCATCGCTACTGCGTTTGTCAACTACTTGGTGCAAGAGTCAGGTGGGGTTGTGGAGGTTTACGCTCCTGCTCGCAACCTGCCTCTCTACGCTGGGCTGGGTGCAAAGCTGTGGCCGTTGCCTGCATCGCTGGAGGCATGGAGGTCATTTGATGCTCACTTGCCAACGGATGATTTGTTCAGCGGTCAGGTTGGCAACACCAAGCTAGGCACTGGCGGTGGCAACTGCTACCAGAGGATCTACGAGTGGATGGGGGTTTGGGATGAGAAGAAGATGGCGAAGTATTGTAAGCCAGTTCTGCATCTCATCGAGCCAGACCATGAAGAGCTAAAGGCGATGGGCAAGTGGCCGTTGCCTAGTCCGTTCTTTGCCTACCACGTTTCGTCTAGCGGTCCGACCCGCACCTACCCGCCAACGATGGGGCAGGAGGCGGTGCTGGCGTTGCTGGAAGCTTATCCCAAACATCACGCTGTTATTATTGGCCTAGATAACTCAAACAACTTTAAGGTGGATCATCCGCGAGTGATTGACTTATTTAACTGCACCAAGACTGTGCGCTCGCTGTTCCCGATTATCAGCGGGGCTGACTTTGTTGTCGCTCCAGATAGTAGTGTCAACCACATGGCTGCTGGGTTGGATACGCCGTGTGTGTCGCTGTGGGGCAGCTACGACCCCGCCGACCGCATGACTTACTATCCTAAGAACGTATCGGTGTTCAAGCCCGATACTTGCCCACACGCACCGTGCCGACCGCACGCTGGGTTGCCACAGGCTAAGTGTAAGGATGCGAGTAACCGCACGCCGAAGACGCAGTATTGGTGTAATGCGTTACGCAATATTACTGCCGAAGATATTGTCGAGGCCAGCAAGAAGGCGATCAAGTTGGAGGAAGTTAAAGAAAGCAAATAACTAACTGGCGTTGTGGTCTGCAAGGAGATCTTGCGGCGGGATATTCCTCAGTGTGTTCTCCTCTTGAATCAGAGCCAGTTTGAATTTTTATGAGTGAAGAGATAAAGATGTTTAGTGGATTGGCTGAAGAGCCAGAACAGTATCTGTTTGGCTTTGCAGCCGAAACGGAAACATTAAGCACGACAGCATTGCAAATTGATGCGATGCACTACTCGCACAAGGTCGGCGAGATAGGTGAGTTGCAGTTTGATATATGGGCAATCAGCAATGGGTTGAATGCGTGGAGGTCAATCAATCCTCACACAAAGATAGATCGGATAGTCGCAATGAATGATGGAACATTCAGAGGATTCCACATAAAGACGGCCACGTTTCAAAAAAACAATAATAGGTATCAGTTTAAAGCGTCATCAGATCCAGATACATTTCCAGCAGATTACTGGTTTCTCGTAGGGCTAAACGGTGATCTTGGGGTTGCCTTCAAACTAATTGTTCCATTTGAAAAATTCGGACACGATCAGGCAATTGTCATAAGCAATACCTACATTCAGGATTATGTTGAATACCTTAAAGTACCAAGCGAGTTTGTAATATGAACGACAAACAACGGCAAGCTGAAGAGATCGTAGGCCAAGTGGATTGGCAGTCTGAGAATCACGGGCTGTGCAAGTGTCCTGGGGAAGCGGCGCATACAAGCCACACTCGCATCCGTGACACAACGGTGTTCGTAGATGGCGCGCCGACTATATTCTGCTGGCATACTTCTTGCACGCCGTATCGTGATGAGGCTAACCGCAAGCTGCGCCGAGCTATAGGTGGCGATGTTCTTTACAAGCCCACCAACATCATGTCGGGTGGTACTGCTGCGCCCAAGCTAATCATTAAGAAAGATCCGCACGCTGAGGTGTTGGATAGGATCAAGACGATTGCTGAATCAAACAAGCAACGCTATCTGACCCACTACAATTGGGACCCAGCGGATATGTACGAGGAAAGTCCAGTTAAGCTAGGCGATCCAGCGCAGGACTATCAGTTGTTCCTGTCGATGTTTAATGTCGCTGACAATATCTGGATCGGCGATGTCAAGGATAGCGGGAGACACCCGCAGAACTTTAGGTCAGCTTGGGATTGGAAGAAGCTAGACGAGCCAATCGGGCAGTACACAACTGGCGCGACCTACAAGCTGGATACGGTTAGCAGATCCAATGACACCGTTGAGCATAGGGTGTTCCTTGTTGTCGAGTCGGATGTGTTAACCAAGCCAGAGATGGGCGCGGTGTTCCAATTGATGCGCGATTTATTCAGCATGAAACTACACGCTGTTGTGGATACTGGCGGAAAGAGCTTGCATGGTTGGTTTGAGATGCCACCAAAGAATGAATGGGTGGATCAGTTAAAAGCTTTTCTTATTCCGTTAGGATGCGATCCTGCAACATTCAAACCCAGTCAACCCGTTAGGATTCCTGGGGCAAAAAGAAACGACAAGATGCAGAGCCTGCTTTGGTTTTGCAAAGGAGGAAAATGATAGAGCCAGCAGTAGCACTTGGTATCAAGCCCAAGACCGATGAGTGGCCGCCGATTAAATCTTATGCACAACTTATCAAAGAAGACTTACCCGCACCAGAGACACTAATTGAGGGGATGCTGCACAGAGGCGGGAAGATGTTGCTGGGTGGAGGAAGCAAGGCTTTCAAGAGTTGGAGTCTAATTGACCTAGCCCTTTCGCTACACGCTGGCGTGCCTTGGTGGGGGCAACAGTGCAAGATGTCGCGGGTGTTGTTTATTAACTTTGAGATCCAAGAATGGAGCTTTCGCAATCGGCTGGCTGATGTTGTCAAGGCAAAGGGGTTAGAGGATAAGGCAGATGATTTTGATACATGGACGCTGAGAGGCCACGCTGCCGACTTGACTCTAATCCGCCCTATGATCGAGAAGCAGATTGAAGGTAAGGGCTACCAAGCCATCATCCTTGATCCAAACTATATGCTGATGGGCGAGAGGGATGAGAACAGCGCGGGGGATATGTCAAGTCTAATGAACGAGTTTGAGTACTTAGCGACACGCCACAACTTGTCGATCATCCTCTCACATCACTTCTCCAAGGGTAACAAGAGTGGGTCAGAGTCGATTGATAGGTTCAGTGGGTCAGGTGTATTCGCGCGTAACCCAGACAGCTTGGTGGTCTTGACACCGCATGAAGAGGATGAGCGCACCTTTACTTGTGAGGTCACGCTACGCAACTTCAGCCCTATGGATGCCTTCGTTGTCCAGTGGTCTTACCCGCTGTTCCGCCAGAACTTTAACCTCAACCCAGATAAGCTAAAGAAACCAGGCGCACACAAGGCGGTTGACGATAAAAAGTTCCTAACCGAGATGGGTTCAAAGGAGTGGCAGGCGGGTGATTTATGCCGCCATATCATCGAAAAACTGGAAGTATCAGAATCTACCTTTTATCGCTATCTTAAACGCCTTCACAAGGCCAAGAAGATACTGTCTGACAATGGCTTGTATACTGCCAATCAGACTACTTTCTAATCTACTTTCAAGTTACTATCATTTATAGAGCAGTCAGACCCTTATATATATATAAATTAAA